TGAGTGAGATTGAGAGGGACAGCGGATGGCACGGATCTGACACGGTTCCGTGTAGATATAGCCCCCCTCCCCCTGCGTATCTGCATTACACACAGGTACGCAAGCAGCCCAAAACCCTTGCTATAACTGGGTTCACGCTGGCCTGCACCCGGTCTGGACTGGACTAAACGCGAAAAATTGGACCGGCATGGGGGTAACCGGGTCCATGGCTGCACGTAGATAGGCTTCACACATTTTTGTCATTTTTTATCGGACTTTTGTTTAGTCCAACACTTCTGACAAGTTACTTCTGTTATTGGATAGTTAATGTTGACAGGTGTTTCTACCTGACATACCTTACATTTAAGGATTTTAACCGCATCTAATTGAAAATCTAAGTCCATATATGTTATAAGTGTTATAATTGTAAGAGTCTACTTAAATAAAATACTTACACATTTCCCCTTTATTCAAAAAGAGAATAACAGTAGTAATAATAAAGGGACTGGATTGTCAGCTAGCACCGGTAGGTGCGTTGATGACGAGTCAGTCCCTAACAGGAAGGATCGAGTCCACCCTTCTCTCCTCTTCCTGTATACAGTGGCACTTGGATTGTGTCTTACTTAAGACTGCCTAGAAACCCAGGTATAGACACCGTTTTGTCTAGCCTGTTGTCTTTGGTCTTTATTCATGCCAAGAACAAGGTGATTAGCCGACCCTTGAGGGTCTTCGATAGATGCTCTAAGGATGTCATTCCATTCTTCACGTTTTCTTTGGTTGACAGCCTCTTGAGCTGAGATAGACATACAGTCAGTGAAGTATTTGACGCCTTGAGCCAGTGCATCGAGCCTGTCGTCATGCTTGACGGCCCCTTTCTCTCTACACATTCTACTCATTTGGTAGAAGAGCATATAAAGAAGTCGTTTTTCGGGTGCTTCGTCCTTATTAGACTTGTAATCCCAGTCAATAACGTCTTTATCGACGACAAGACGGTGTTGGTTCATCACCGGTTCAAGAGCGTCGATGATTCTGTCTTCTTTGCGTACGTTAGCTCTGACTTCTTCGACATCTATCGCTTGTTTAGTCTGTTGAAGGTGTTTTTTAAACAGCTCAGCTACGATGCCATCACCAAAATTAGTCTCAATAACAAGTTTGGATACATTGTACTTCTTACAGTGTCTCAGAATGTCCAAGAGTGTTGTGTCTGAGTATCCATCTCTGTAAGCACACATTTTGTGCAAGTACAAGAAACCGTTTCGTTGACTGATAAAAGCTGCAGCCGTCTCATCTGTTCCTCGACCCGACGGGTCAACCGAGCAGATTGTCTCTTGGTAAGGGTGCCATTCTCCTTGTAGCTGCATTGGACTGTAGAAATAATCTCCAGGTAGACCAACCGTTGGGAGTTCTTTGATGACGTTTCTTGGGTCTGAGCACCAGATGATTGAATCAGGAGCGGTAGTAGGATTAACGGCAGTGACCACGAGGTCAGCCATTTTAAGTGGGAACTTTTCACTGTCACTAAGGGATGTATCCAGCATGAACTGGAGAAGGAAGTTTGACCGTCCCATGGCGGCTTCACGTTCGATGAGGTCATCATCTGCAAAGCGATCAGGGTCAGTTACGTTCCAAGGTTCAGCACCGTTATCTATATCGGCCACTAGCTGCGGCGCTAAGAGCCCTTCGTACTGGCTTACCTTCCTAGGGTACCTAGCAGGCCAAATAAAGGGCTTGTAGGACCTCTCAGCTAGCTTAGAATAGACAGTAAAGGATGTCTGTGGTGTACCTAGATAGCAAATACGACTATCATCCTTTGGAGTAAGGATTGATTCTGCTTCTGTACATAGTTGTAGCAGCTTCTCTCGCATGAGTTCTGTCATGCTATTGCCTGGTACTTCTATGTCATCCAGAATCATGAGATCAGCGCGACTACCAGTAAGTTGACCAGTAATGCCGACAGACTTAACTGAAGGAGCTTGGTGAGGGCTGCAATTAACGTCAAACGAGATTCGGGACCAGCGGGAGTCATCTGATTTAGGCTGTAGGTGAGATAGCCAGGGTGTCTCAATAATTAGTTTTTGTAGGAAGATAGACATGTTATCCGCACGTTCTTTAGATGCGGATATGATCATTATCTTTTTTTCAGGGTTATTGAAAAGCGTCCACAGAACAAAGGCTCCAGTAATCCATGATTTTCCCACACCACGGAAAGCTTGTATCTGTAGACGTTTAGGTCCATGTTGAAGATAGTCTGCGATTGCATATTGTGCGCGGGTAGGGGAGGGCAGATCAAGCTGCTGCCACAGTGCTTGTAGAAACAGCTTGAAATCATTCTGCAACGCCTGGACGACGTTGGTCATTTACTTCATCTTGGTGTTGTAGCGTTTACCACGCCACGTAAATTCTTTTTTACCAGCACGACGTGCAGCGGCAAAAGCCTGATCAAAGTTAGAAGCGATAGCTTTACGGCCGAGTTCTTTTTCTTTTGCTTTGTAGTCTTTGCCCATGCTAGCCATGGGTTTGCCAGTGCCTTTTTTAGCAGAAGGTTTACCCCGCAGTGCATTTGCAGCGTCGATTGCTAGTGATGCTGCAGCAAGAGCTTTAGCTGGCAGGTCAGAACGTGGATTGACAAGAGTGCCAACCTTTGCAGCCGTACGCATTTGACTACCGACACGGCTAGCCTTTGGACCTGCAGGCCGCGGCGGTCCACTTCTAGCTGGTTGATTAGGTCCACCACGTCTTCCAGTGTCACCACCCATAGCTGTAGGTGTGCGACGGCTAGGACCTTGCACGGGAGGATTGGCAGGACCTTGTGCACCACGAGGGGCACCAGTAGCAGTGCGAGTCACACCACGACCACGGGTAACTCGATCTTTAGAACCAGTGTCACGTGCGACACGTGCAGCGGTTTGACGTTGTGTGCGGCCGCGGCCATCATTGCGAACCGGAGTCTTTGCGGTTTGACGACCGCGACGATTGTAAGTACGTTTTGCCATTACTTTTTCCTAATAAATCTGCCGTCTTTGTAAATCATTACTGGTCCAAAGGGACGTTTGTACATGTCACCTTCTTTGGGGTTAGCGGGGGGACGCGATGCAATACCACCGTACGGAGCTGAGAATGCTTCTTTACGCTCACGCCGTGCCCTTGACGCTGCTGCCTCTCGCAGGTTGCGGCTGACAGAACGTGCACGAGGATCTTCTGTCCTGCGTTTTGCACCGGAACGACCACCGCCACTAGACCTTGACCTAGTAACGCTCGGTCCAGGATCACCAACTTTACGGAACTCGCCTTTGATGCCAGAACCAGTTGCTTCAGGTTTTACTGACTCTTTAACAGCAGCAGGCTTGGGAGTTTCTTTAGGCTTCCTAGTGTTTGTGCTAGAGCCAGTACCAGTAGGTTTGGGTGTTTTGACGGTTGAAGATTTCTTTAGGTTACGGCCATACTCTTCACCACTTCTAACAGGACCAATCCCAGTTGGTTTAGCTATTTGACGTCCGTATTTCGCACCATCCCTAATAGGACCAATGCCAGTTGGTTTGCCAGCAGTTTTTTTGAATTTACGCATATCACGGCGATATTCTTGCATCGCCTTAGCAAATTTTTGCGGACCCCGTGGCCCGTACTCTCGCCTAAATTCCTTGCGATCAGGTTTCTTTTTCATCAGTTAATGTGAGATAAAATTAGAGTTTCTCTTAGTTTGTTGATTCCAAATGTTTGTCTCATCCAAGACAACCAATTGCTACTTCCTTTTGCCTGATTACACTTTTTGCAGCAAGGTACGAGATTGCTTGTAATATCTTCACCACCAAAGGTTCTAGGGTGAACATGATCCAAAGTAAGTTCGTGTAATTCATAAGTTTCTCCACAGTAAACACATGTGCATCCAAAGTGTTCTTTGATGCTGCGCCTCCAAAGGCGCTTTGCTTCAGAGGACGTCATGGTTATTAGATTTTGTAAGTAGTGGTCAGGCGTTGGAAGTAAAGGGGTCATGTGAGCGCAGTGAACTGCTATGCGTAGCGTTTTTTCATACGTGGACGGCGGCGGTTGGCAGAAGCATTTTCTGTTTTACCTTTGCCAGGTCCTGTGTGAGACGCATCTCTGTTGTCTCTGTTGCCGTATGTGCCAAGTTTGCGGTTAAGCTCATTAGCATCGGTACGTATTTTTAACCCTTTTTTAGTTTTGTTGTAGGCACCTTGCTGTTTTAGGCGGCGTTTGCGTGCAGCAGGGTTTTGCTTGTAGTACGTAGATGTATTCATCGGCCATATAGCCTAGATTGGACAAGATCAGGATCAATCTCTGGCATAACTGCTGCCAACTTAGACAATGGGTTGCCTTCCATAGCAACACCGCTGATGTCGTTAGTTTTAAGCCAGTCACAGGCAGCTTTTAGGTCTTGCGTCGTCGCTTCACCGGACTTAATCCGGCTGAGAAACTCTTTAGTGACTAGGTTATGCAGTTCGTTAAACTGATCTTCGGTGGCTTTCTTTTTGTTAGCCATTCTTCATTACAATTTTGTCGATTTTAGTTTCGATACGGATCATGTGATCCTCTATCTTTTGAATGGCTGCTGTGAATTCGTCCTTTGGCACGTATCCGGTGGCAATACGTAGTTCAAAGGTGTCAATCCGTCGATCTAAGTCTGACATTCTGCTATGTATGCGGTTTGTCAGAGCAGCACCGGCTGCAATTATTGCAACAGCAGCCGATACAGCCGCTTCAATCATTCTTTTGTAAGGATACAATAGGTACAACGTCGTGACAAAGAACTTCGACACGACTGCCGGGTCTAAAAGTAAACCCGTTTCTCATAATTTCTGTACACTTTAGTGCACGTACCAGTTCATAATCAAGTCTAAGTTTTTGTTCATGCCTCCGTGCAATGCTTTTACACAGTTCAATCATACTGCCATCTAGTGGCACACTGAAATTGATCTGCATACCAAAGTTGTTACTACGAACATATCCTTCACTGTCGCTAGGAATAGTGTCGTTGCCCATATAGAATGGACTCAACTGCATTGTGGCCCCATTGCAGCTCACATTCTGGGCAAAATACTGTCGTGAAGGTGCACCATTATTTTGAAATTGCACCGCCTGATTAGTAACATTGCCGGTTGCCGCGGCCACGGGGTTAGAACTATTTTGTACTGTAGGATCTTCTGCAGCAAGTGCGGGACTTACTGAGAGAAGACCGACAGCGAGGTAGTGGTAGAGGTTGATTCGATAACTTCTTCGATGACGATGTTCTCCACTACGCCTGCTGACCGGCTCACAACTTCCAGTTGGAACTGATCGCCCGCTGTGTGTACGGAATAAGTTGTTGATGAATCCAAGATGTCGCCACTTGGCGTTACATTTGTGCCAGACCATGAATCATAGTCACCACCATAGATGTTTGTCGTGATAGTACGATCAATGTCAACAGTGGTAGTCGTGGTGGATTGCATACTACCCTGGGTGAAGTTAGGAGTAATTGTGTTAGCGGCGGCTGGGCTAGCTAACATCAACAGCAGAATAAGACGTTTCATTCTTCTTTCTTTTTGGGGTCGGGTTTACTAGAAGCAGCTTTGCTGTTAGATGTTGTTAGGCCAAACGTAGCTAACGCCCCGGTAAAGACCGAGGCCACAAAGGTTATGTCGCCTCCGCTCTGACCTTTTTTGATCATTGGGAGGTCTACATAGTTAAGAGTGATAATAAAACCACTCCATACCACAACACCTAAACGTACAAAAGTGCCGAGGATTTGTATCTCATCCTCAGTGTTCTCTTTGACTTTGGCTAAGAATCCTTTGGACTCTTCTTTTTTGTTATCTTGTTCCATGCTTGTTTGAAAACTGGTTTAAGTACCATAACGATGTACTTGAACAAGGATGTTGCAGTAAGGGTGGCGGCGACACTAATAAATGCCGTCGTTGCTGCGGTTGTCATGATAGTAGTAGAAGGCATAGGAACTTCTATATCCGTAAACGGAATCTCTACTATCTGTGCTTCGGGTGGTGTGGGTGGTTTTGTTTGTTTAGACGAAGGAGGCTCGTCTTTTGGTTTTATTGGTTTGACCCCTGGTGGCGGTCTAAGGGTGTTAGGAGGCGCTACAAGTGGCTTGTAACTAGGTAACGTACCACGGGGCACCTCTAACACCGTCGGAGGCATTTCAGGGGCTTCTGGAATAATTAGGCTAGGAAAACTTGGTGGATCTGCCCAGTCCATTACTCTTTAGGAAACAAACCGTTCTTAATAAATTCGACAGCAGCGTCATCGACAGTGTTGTCGGTGGACTCAGACAGCTTCATCAGCATGTCCACAATCAACTTTTTAACTTGTTCAGATTGCAAGAATGCAAACAAGATTGGGCGAATAAGGGTGATCATTCTTCAGAAGGGGTAGGTTCGGGAGTGGGTTCAGGCGTAGGCTCAGGAGTCGGCTCGGGTTCAGGTGCCGGTTCCCAGCTGTGGAATGCAGAACCAGTCACATATTCAGCAAGAGCTGCAACATCTGTACAGGCAGCAATCGCAGTCTCTTTTTCGTTGCTTAAGGTGCGAATTTCACCACGACGGGAAAGCACGTCAGCAGGAACAGCAGCACTGTTTTCTGCCTGACGAACGACGTACCAGTCGGTTTCGCTCAGCATAGAGTTTGCAGCTTGCTTGACCTTTGCAGTCCAAGTCGCTTTAAGTTGATCCAAATCTTTAGGGTTATTAGCATTCCAGTAGAACCGCTGATCCCAAGACGACACAGGGGCGTTAGGGACTTCAACGATACCAATGGCTTGCTTTTCCTCCAAAGAAGTCAGGGCAAGCCAATTAGACGGATATTGCATACCGTCATGAACAAATGCCTTGCCATATTGCAAGGTCTTACCGTTAAGTTGAAGCATAGTTAAATGTTGTAATTAGCGTGCGCGTGCGTATTTGAAAGGATGCTCAGCAAATGCGATGTAGATGTAGGTGGCGCTGTTTTGATTGAACTCACCATTATTGTTTCGGACTTTGAATCCATTAGATAGAAAATCTATTTCATGGTTGGCATTGGTTGACTCTGCCGCTGACGAGTTAGCAAGCAACTTGTTGTCGATGTAGTTAAAAGGCCCCCTTGCCGAGTCGTAAATAGTCCAATTCTCAGCCTGCGAAGTGCATTTCCATAGAACCCATGCGGGCCTGAACCCCAAACTAATAAACGGTCCATCAGCATTTGGGTAACCGCTTGCTCCATTGCCGATGTATGTACCCATCGCGCAATAGTCTGCGACAGGTGAAAAGGCAAGAAACGAATAATCATTACCACTTGCGTTTGTATCAGTATTTGTGCCAACCTTAAATGTATTAGTCATGGCATGATCATGGGAAGAATTAGCGCCTCCGTTGGTCGAGTTCAAGTACATATAGTCGTACGATCCGTCTACAAGCGTATAGTAGACAACCCAGTTAGAGCTGCTGTCCCTGTTTTTCAGAAAGACTAATTTAGTATTTGACAAACCCGTGCCAACCGTGCCTATGTTAGCTGTTCCCGTGAACTTTCCTATAGAAATCCCAGCGGTCGGATTGGCGCGAACGGTTGAAGGGATTGTTGGGACGTTGGTTACCGATAAACCAGAATCAACAAGAATCTTACCATCAACCCTCAATCCACAAAGGTTTTGAATATTACCAGCACTAGGGCATCTAGTCTCTATAGAGGTCAATGATGTAACGCCAGTATCAACCCATTGAAGAGAGGTAACGGTCAGATTATTGCCGTTAATACCGATTTGACCGACGTTGCCAAGGGTAAAGACCTCAATCTTAGATCCTGTAATTGCATTGGTAAAATTAATAACACCATTAACGCCGTTTGAGCTTGATTGAATGTCAGCGCCAGAACCAGTAAGTATTCCGTTAAACAACCTTGCTTCGTGACCAGAAGTAATGCCGCTAGTTGACGAAATGTTGTTAGTCCAGTTTTGGAAATTGTAAACAGAGCTATTCAGGCTGCCAACAGGAATGACGCCAGTATCAACCAAGATCTTGCCGTCGACTTCAATGGCTTTAACTGCGATTAAATCATTATCAGCAGCACGCTCCCATACCATCGATGTAATAGAGGAGACACCAGTAACAGTGAAATGACCGTTGCTGCGGTTGCTGTGTGCCGTAGCTACATAGCTGGTTCCATTGATAGTGATGTCAGCAGAGCCGCTTGTTCCTGTGATGCTACCAATGTCGTAATAGATTTTGATAGAGCTAGATACTGGAATAGCTGTGGCAGGCGTAAACGTAATGGTGTTGCCATTTGCTGAATGGCTGCCAGTTGATGTTGAACCATCAAAGGCATTTTGATAGCCCAACGAAGCGTTGTAAATCGTTCCTGTGCATCTACTACTCCAAACATCGCTTTGGTTGTAAGCACTGTTGGTGACTAAATCACCGCCTTCCCATGCCCAGCCAACGTAGCTATCACCTGAACCGTTTACAGCCCCAGCATTGCCTACAGTAAATCCGTCTGAATCAAATGATATAAGCTTGTTTGTTGTTGTGCTTTCTGCATCACTTGAGTCTGATTTAAGCTGTTTTGTGTTGCCCCTGATGGTGTCAAAAAGGTAATGACTAAAAGTTCCGCTTCGCTTCTTAATCCAAACAAGATCAGGGGCCATATTTAAGCCTGTCAATGCTCTGCTCGTATTAGCGTCTCCAGACCAAATTCTGGTGTTAAACGCCGTCGAAGGGTCTTCAATCAGCGGGTCGTCGAGGTTCTGCGTGCAGAGTGACTTGAAGCCGGTTGGCGGCGCATAACTAAATCCTCTAGCTCCAAAATTTGTAGCGAACTCAGCCCCGCTTCCATATCCACTAGGGTTAGGTCTTGCAATAGCGTGATATGTGCCAGCGGCAATTGTATAAACAGGGTTGGCACCAGTAACAGGATTACCGGAATTAAACCATGTGCCATTTTTACCAAAATACAATTTGTTATTCTCTAAATCAAACGCAACCATGAGCGTGTCGCCGACAGCAAAATTGCCTCCAATGTTTGCCCCATTCGTGTCATTGTGCATTGGAAAATTATTTTCTACATGATACGCATAAGACAATGCATCGTAGCCAGGATAGTAATTAATAATGTTGTTTTGACCTATGCCAAAACTTGAAAAAGAACTGCTGCTTGTTAATGCAGTAACAACTACTTCGTAGTACCACTTACCACTTGAAACGCCAATAGTGGAATTGATTCTTGTATTGAGGCCAGAAGAGCCAGAAAGGTCTAGGTTGCCATTAGCAAGCGTGCCACCTAATCCATTGGACAATAAGTTCCAGGTGCTGTAATTGCCGCCAATATCTGTCCCGTCGTCGTAGTTGGTTGGGGAGTCGAGGAGGCTGTCAACAGTTTCAGGAGGATCAGATGTTAAAACAGTACCATCAACTTCAACAGCATAAAGCTGTATTGAATTACCTCCAGCCCAAGTATTGTAGCCGTCGATGCTTGTTAGCGTACCCGAAAAGTTATATTGAAGGTATCCAGTTGTGTTATTTGATTGATAAGATTCACTGTTTACTCTCCACTGACGTTCGTTATTAGAATGTGCTCCTACATACAAACGTACATAGCTAGACACTGAGACACCATTACCAGGAAAGGTGTAAGCAACGTCATTATTACCGCCTGTGTTTGTCAGAAAGTTTAGGAACGTACTCGATGTATTACCGTCCCAAGCGTTGTTATAGCTAGTTCCAGAGGCTAAACCGTTTCCGATTTGAGTCCAATTTGAAGACGAAGCATAATTTGGACCACCACCGCCTACAAGGTTATTAACCGTCCACGTATTGTTATTACCACTGCTATCCGTACCAAGCGTAGCGTTGCTGCTGTTGTCGGAAAAGT